ATCCCACGACCATTGGCGTATCGACCCGTTCGGACGGCGCTACTCGCACCTTCACCGAAACGCTGCTCAAAGACGTTATCAAACTCGTCTACGACAGCGGCGGCAATCCTGCGATGCTGGTTGTTGGTTCTGGTCTGAAGCAGAAAGCGTCTGCGTTTGCCGGTATTGCTGCTCAGCGGTACATGGCTCCTGGCGATCAGCCTACGACCATCATCGGGTCGGCTGATGTCTATCTCGGAGATTTCGGAAGTTTGAACATCGTCCCTGATAGATTTATGCGCACCCGCGATGCTCTGCTGCTCGATCCTGAGTATGCTGCGCTTGCGTATCTGCGTCCGTTCCAGACTAACGATCTGGCTAAGACGGGCGACAGCGAAAAGACTCAGCTTTTGGCCGAGTTCACGCTGGAGATGCGCAACGAGGCCGCTCATGGCATCGTGGCTGATCTGAACCCCGCGCTGTAATCGGGAAGGGGAGGGGGAAACCTCTCCCCGCTTTTATGCCAAGACTATTTTCAGTTCATGACGGCCGCTACACCGTAGCCCACGAGACAGAAAACGGTGTGATTCTGGAAACGAAGCAGGACGTTTCCGAAATCATTGACGCCAATAAACGGCAGTTCAACTTGTCTGATGGCAAGTTCAAGGATGTCGTGACGCACATTGCTCGACTGCCGCTGACTGTGATCGACGATCTGAACCGCAAAGGGATCATGCGCGGATTCAAGGTTGTGGACGATCCTGCATTCCGAGCATTCTTGAACCACCCTGACAACCGGTTTTTCCGTACACATCCGGGGAAAGTTTGAAAGTTGCCATCTGTGTCCCATGCCGGGACGAAGTGATGTCTGGATTCTGCTTTGACCTTGCTAGACTGGTGGGGTACGAAGCCAAGCGTGGTGTAAACGAGATTCAGCTACTCCAGATGCCTGGAACGCTGATCTTCACCCAGCGCGAGAAGTTAGCCCAGGAAGCGCTGGAGTGGGGTGCAGACCAACTGTTGTGGATTGACTCCGATCAGCGGTTCCCTGCTAACACGCTGGAGATCCTACAGGCCAGACAGGTATCGATGATCGGGGTGAATGCGACTACCAGGCGGGAGCCAATCCTGCCGACTGCGCTGAACCTGAAGATTGAACGCGAGATGATTAACGGCAAGGCTGAGGGCGAGCCGTATCAGGTTTGGCACAAGGTTGAGTCGCGTGGGAAGAAGGGCATAGAGCAGGTGACAGCGGTAGGGTTCGCGTGTACACTTGTCGCTAGAGAAGTATTCGAGCGCGTTCCCCGTCCGTGGTTTGACATTATCTGGACGGACTTCGGAAACGTGATCGGGGAAGACGTTACTTTCTGTGTCAGGTGCATGGAAAACGACATTCCCGTCTGGGTAGACCACGAATTGTCGATGCACATCGGACACATCGGAGTCAAGACATTCGGATGGGATGACGTAAAGCATGGCTCTGACAACGTACAGCGACCTACAAACAACGGTCGCAAACTATCTCGCAAGAAGCGATCTAAGTAGCCAGATTCCCGATTTCATTCGGCTGGCTGAGATTCGTTTACGTCGAGAACTTCGCATCCGTCAGATGCTGAAGAACGTTACGACTACGACTACGAGCGGTGACGCTACCGTCCAACTCCCGTCAGACTTCCTTGAGATGCGCGATCTCTACATCGATGGAGATCCGCGCCAGCCTGTTAGCTACCTGACCCCGAGTCTGTTTACTCGCAACGCTCAGGCCACCTACAGCGGCAAGCCGTTCCAGTATACGATCCTGGCGAACGAGTTCAAGTTCGCTCCGTATCCTGACAGCAACTACACGCTGTACATGCTGTATTACTCTGCGCCACCGTTCCTGTCGGACACGCAGACAACGAATGTCTGGACGGTGAACTGTATGGATTGCCTGCTGTATGCCACGTTGGGTGAGGCGGAACCGTACCTCATGAACGATGCTCGGCTGGCAACCTGGGCGAGCCTGTATCAGCGTGGAATAGATAGTCTTACCAAGTCGGACGATGACAGCGAATTCAGCGCGTCACCGTTGACAATGAGAGTAGCGAGCCGGTAATGGCACTCGTACTAAGAGACAGAGTAAAAGAAACAACGTCCACTAGCGGGACGGGATCGATCACATTGCTAGGCCCGGTTCAAGGCTTCCAGGGATTCAGCACGATTGGTGATGGCAACACGACCTATTACACGATCGTTGCTATCTCGGAGTGGGAAGTCGGTATCGGCACTTACTCTGCTGGCATCCTGACTCGTGATACCGTTCTGGCGTCATCGGATGGTGGCGCAAAAGTTGGATTTAGCACTGGCATCAAGGATGTATTTTGTACTCTGCCCTCTGCGAAAGCGATAGTGTCGGATGCTGTCCCGCTCGCGTTCGCGTTTAACACAACTGCGCCTAATGACACGGTAAACGTCGCCAGTCTTACGTCTGCGGTTGCCAGCACGAATGGTGACCTTGCGCTGGTTGCGAAGGGCAACGGTGCGGTGGTTGCGCAGATTCCGACGGGGACACTTGCTGGCGGCAACAAGCGTGGTCAGCGAGCAGTTGACTTCCAGATGATCCGTCTGAATGCCGTTGAAGTTGCCAGCGGCGAGAATGCTGTTCTGGTTGGTGGATACGCTAACAAATCAACTGCGCTTCAGACCTTTGTCGGTGGTGGGGCATACAACTACGCAACACAGCAGCGTTCTGCGGTGATGGGTGGTGCCTCGAACGCAGCGAACGGTGTTGCGTCTGCCATTGTTGGTGGACTGGAAAACACAACATCCAACCTCGGAGCCTTTATCGGAGGTGGCCGCTACAACGTTGTGTCTGGCGACTATTCCGGCACCATTTGCGGATACGAGAACACAACGTCAGGAACGTATGCCTTCACGGGTGGCGGACGTTCAAACACCAATTCAGCAGAATACGCAACGGTTGCTGGCGGCAGGACAAACACAGCGTCATCAGGTTATACGTTTATTGGCGGCGGCAACAACAACACAACGTCAGGCGTTAACGCTGTTGTGTCTGGTGGAAGTTACAACACAGCGTCAAGAGGGTACGCCACTGTCGGTGGGGGTTCTGGCAACACTGCTACAGGATCAAGTTCCACTGACTACTACGCGACAGTTGCCGGAGGCAACAATAACAACGCAAGCGCCAAGTCATCCACGATTGGTGGCGGCGAGCAGAATGCGGCAAGTGGAATTGGAAGCGTAATCTCTGGTGGCACTCTGAATACCGTATCTGACACTTATTCTACTGTTGCTGGTGGAATCAGTAATACTGCAAGCGGTTCGCGGTCAGTCATTGTCGGTGGTGCTAATAACGCAGCGAATTCGCGGCTGTCTACAATTGTTGGCGGCAGTTACGGGACAACTAGAGGCATCATTGGTTATGCAGTATTCCCGTCTCATGACAATCCGATTGACACTGCGCTAGGCGTATCGCAAAGCGGATTGTTGATTCTTGGTCGCCAGACAACTAACAACTCGTCACTTCGACTGAGAAGTAATGCTTTATCTGGTAGCACGAACAACCAACTAATTTTGGCTGATAACTCTGGTGTGTACTTCCGAGGAACCGTTATCGCTAATGTCACTGGTGGCGGCGACACGAAGTCATGGACGTTTGACGGTCAGATCAAACGAGGTTCTGGGGCTGCGTCAACGGTGCTGACAAGTTCAACCGTATCAAGTCCGTATGCTGATGCTGGAGCATCGGCTTGGTCGGTATCGTTGGCCGCTGACACAACAAATGGTGGGTTGGCGATCAATGTGGTTGGTGATGTGTCAGCAACTGTTCGCTGGGTCTGCCGGTTAGAGACAACTGAGGTTGCGTTCTAATGTTTGGCTTCTCGTCATTCTCGGAATCCCCGTTTGGTTCTCTAGTCAGTGCCGGTGTTGGTTGGAACGAGGTTCGAGGTAACGCTGACACTTGGCGGCAGATTGATCCGACAAACGTAGGTTTCCTCGTTCTTGACAGTGATGGTGACGAGTATCAAGTCTCGTACACAGTGCTGACGAATCAAGGTTACGTTGTGCTTTCGAGCGTCTTAAACAGTTCTGGGCAATCGTTTGTTGCGATCAGCGAATCGTGGCAAACTGCCTCGATAGGTTCAAATTCTTGGGTAGAGGTCTAACATGGCTGCTCCGTTCTCCACGACTCCAGACAGTTGCGCGGTCAACTGTATTGCGATCACCCCTGCTGACGCTGATCTGGCTGCGCCTGTGCGTGCGCTGTACATCGGTGGATCTGGCAACGTCAGGATCAACGACACTGGTGGTGGAAGCGTGATCTTCTACAACGTCCCTGCTGGCGTCATCCTGCCGGTGATGGCTCGACGGGTCTGGTCAACCAACACGACTGCCAGCAACATTGTCGGACTGCTGTAATGTTGCTCGGTCTGAATATTAAGCTGCCAAACGTTCGGACGTTGGGTGGCTACGTTCCGGTGCCTGGAGCGCCGTTCATCGTTGACTCGTCCAACGGTACGGAATACACGATTGGCTTGCCAGTGCGAAACAGCAGCGGAACAGACTACACCGTTGCGAGCAGTGTGCTGACCAGCAACGGAACTGAATACTACCCGATCTGAGGTGCTAAATGGCCGCTTATGAAGTCCTTTTGCTGAATACAGCAATCCCGCAAATCCAAGCCGCACAGTCGGGTGATACCTACGTTGTGCCGCGCGACATTGCGTTTTCTGCTGCGCTTACGCTGTCTGCTGGCACTGCGAACGGAGTGCCGTACTTGAATGGCAGCAAGGTTGTTACGACTAGTAGCGCGTTGCAATTTGACGGAGCCAACCTCGGGCTAGGGGTGACGCCGAGTACGTGGGCAAGTAATTTTGTAGCCATGCAGATTGGCCCCGGCGCTACGGTCAATTCTGCCAGCGATGGTCGCGCGGCAATCACTTCCAACATCTTTATTGCATCTGGCCCGACTGCAAAATACATAGCAAATGGGTTTGGCTCTGCCTATACCCAGCTAAACGGAGCGCACTTGTGGTTCACTGCGCCCAATAACACCTCCGGCCCAAATATTGACGCGTCCGGTGGTTCAACGACCATGACGCTAGATGCGTCGGGGCGTCTTGGTAT